TGCTTTGCCTTTTCAAGTACATCGATGGCTTTCTCACCGTCACCGACTTCCAACTCAATACCAACTACTTCATTCTGGTAATTACCAAGATTGAAACATTTTTGATAATAAATCTTTGTTGCTTTCATTTTCTTTATTCTTCAGTTACTATCTGGGGATGCCATTCAACAGGAACTTTCGCCCACTTTCTATATACTTCATCAAATCCTTGTAAATCATCGAACATATCCATTTTACACTTATCAGCAGTAACTAATGAGGCAAACTCTTTAAAATATCGGTCCGCACACTTGACAAAGTCATTATGAAGTTTTTTAAGATTACCAAGTAATAACCCTTTAGCGATCATTACATCAGATGCTTCTTCAATCAAGTTGTTCGCTTCACAATTCAAGAGATGAGCGGCTGATAATAACATGTTCACTCTATCCATACTTCCATCCTTTATTGCTATATTTATTAAATCTTGCTTTGGTCTCATAATTATTTATCTACATTTTTATCTGTTCAATACGATGAGCTTTAACTTCATTATACCAGTTGTTTTTATATTCTCTAGCCTCAACAGTAAAAGCAACTTTTACCATATCTCCAATTTTAGGAGGATTCTCTATCGGTCCATCGAAACTATACATAGCAAAACGCATTTTACTGTGATATCTTTCATTGGTTTCCATAACAAACTCCCTCTTCTCCCACTCTTTCCCATTTTTAGTGTTCCCGCTGGTAGTTGGCAATTCTACCAATATTTTGCCTTCTGTTTCACATTTCATTATTGTATTGTTTAAAAAGGTTTATCCTCCGATGAGGCTGACGGATTAATATGTGGAATATCCAATAAGTCATAAAACTGTGTAGTTTCTGCATTGAATCCACATATGAATTTCCATGTCCCAATACTACGTCCCTTAGCTATGTCAATCATTGCTGTATTTTCTGTTGATACATTAGAAAAAGGTTCCGGGTACTTTTTGTCCCTTCCGTAATGCTCTGGGCGATATAAAAGCAGGACAACATCTGCAGCTTCTGTTATCTGTCCGCTTCCACGTATTCGACTTATAGACGGGGCTACATCGACTTTATCACGACTTAATTGAGATAAGGCTAGTATCCATATTCCAAGATCTTTTGCTATATTTTTCAATCTCCGCGCAAAGATGCCTAGTTGCATTTCGTCTCCTGAACCGCTATTACTATTTGCAGAAAGGATCTGTAAATAATCGACAATGGCTCCATCTATATCATATCGTTTTTTCATCATCCTTATACTGGATATTATTGAATCAATCGTAGAAGTGCTTTTTCCATCGAAATAAAGAGGAAGATTGTAAATAGGCGCAAGTCCTTTATCTACCATGGAGAATTCCTCTGCTGTCAATTGCGCACTTGCTATACGTACTCCATTCACTCCGCTTGTTTTACTCAATATACGCTGTGACAACTCAACCGGCGACATTTCCATTGTGTAAAACGCCTGTTTTGCACCTGCTATAGCTGCATTTACACAGAAGCTAGTTGCTAGAGATGTCTTGCCCTGTGAACTGTCGGCTGCTATCACTGTCAAATAACCAGGCTTTAATATCCCTTTTCTATCAAGTTCACGAAATCCGGTAGGAGTACCTGAAGAAGCATCAGGGTTATTTATATTATTCTGGATTATTTTGTAGGCTCCTTCAAGGGCTTCACGCAAAGTTATCACACCAGAAGTCTGATCTGAATATATACCATCCAGAGCATTTCTTACTTTTTCTATAATTTCGAAAGGATCCTCTGTGACACATGGTATCAAACTTAATGCATTTTTGAGATTGTCTTCAATTTGACGCCTGGCACTAGCATCTTTCAGTATAGCAGCATGCTCGTACAGGTTCGTATAAACTCTTTGACCCACGATTTCAAAAAACAAAGGAGTATCCTTCTCTTCATTTATTCTCCCCCTTAGCTCACGTTTTACTACCATGAAATCAAATTTCTTACCTTTCTTATCCAGCTCTTTTATAATCTTGAATATCTGTTTATGAAAGTCATGATAAAAACATGCCTCATCCAGAATACTACTGACTTCTACAAGCTTATCAGGGTCATTCAATAGCGTTCCAAGTACTAGGCGTTCTTCATCCAGATCGTAAAATGCTATTCTTTCATTCCGTTTCATTGTTGATTTTCGGTTTTAATCCAATTTAATACAGTCCTATACAGGCTAGAGTATTGCTTCCGCTTATCTTTCCTATTTTCGATTTGAGAAATAACATCAGCGATTTGTTTTTCTGTATAGGTTTCCATTAATCTATCGAGTTCCTTCTCCGTTATCTGGTTCATGTTCTTAGGATTGGCGCAATAAGGAGCATTATCCTTTATCCAAGCCTGAAAACTTAAAAATTTGGGAGAGAGAGTGGAGCCGTTAGGCTCGTTTTCTTTCTTATCCGCGTTAGCGGATTCTTTCTTATTATCATTTACATTAACATTATCATATACATTGGGTTCCACTTTGGTTTCCGCTTGGTTTTGCGATGGTTCTTTGGTGGTTTGATTTTGGTTATTATTTGGTTTCAAATTGGTTATTGTTTGGTTATTGTTTGGTTTTGAATTGGATTCATCTTGGTTCCCTTTTGGGGGCCTACCTCCCTTCAAACCATTCTCAAACTTTCTATTATTCGCATTTATTTGAGGTATAACCATAGCTAGCATGGCGTTCGTAATCGGCTTTAGTGATTCAGTCGTTTCTCCGTATAGACCATACTCAATTATGGCCGTGAGCACTTCTCCCTGCATCTCTCTCGGCAAATTCTTGATTGCCTCCAACCAGCTTTTATAAAAAACAAATGATTCTCTTTCCATAATCAGGCCACTACAAACACAACAGGAGTTTTATCAGGACGCAAATGCCCCATACAGAATTGACTCAACATACATTTCCTGGCACCTTGCCTTTTATCATAACTACACCCATTGCATCCACATACAGAGACCTTAGCCTGTAGAGACTTATTTCCATATAGAGTCAATGGAGCTCCCCCAACTTTCAACCATTTATAATCATTCTTGTCCATAATCATTTATTTATAAAGTGTGAGCATAATCGGATCCCAATAGACCTATTACATCCCCAAATAGGGCAATATACCATAAAGTTATTTTCCGGACCAGCACGCTTACAAGCGCGGCAATCACATTTGATTTTTGTCTGTATCTTCTTTACCATGACATTTCTTACTTCTTAATAAGGTTAGTTTAGTAATGATGGCTCTTGAGGTTGTTATTGTGCCTGCATCAGAACGATGAAGTAATGTGCTTTTCTTTATCCCTACTTCATCCTCTCCAAATAATCAAAAACAGCACTCAATGAGCCAAAAGCATAGCCTTTCTTTCGAAAGATTAAATACACATATATGATTTTCATAATTCAAATAGTTCCATATGTTACTTATTTGGAACTATGCGATGAATCTTCTTACGAATTTTATTGCATCTACGTATCAAGTCACGGGCTGGAGAACAGGGAGATGTACGCTTCTCTATTTCTCTGGAGCATTGACATAACAGTCGATCAATTGCTCGTATATCCGTTTTGCATAATTCCGGCATAATATCAATCCATGTTTTTTTCTTTCATTAGGCGTTTAGTCTCCTTACGATAATAATCAATCATCGCCTTATACTCAAAATCAGATATCTTGTTTATCTGGTTCTTCATAGACTCCAACATGAGTACAACAGACTCACCATACTTGGATATTAATCCACGTCGATACCCCTGTAAATTACCTTCGTCAAATCGATTACATGAACGACATTGAGCATTACAGTTCTTCTCATTGAACCGTGTAGCCATATGTTTTCTATTGATGTAATGTCCACAATCCGCTTGTTCATATGGAAGTATTCTATTACATGATATACAGATGAAAGTACCATCATTTCTCATATCACGCACTCGAATAAACTTGCTAAACACTATGTCCAGCTTAACCATGAGGCTATTTTTACTTGGTTTTGCCTTTTGTAACATTGGATTGGAGTATTTTGGAATATTGTTCTTCACTACGAAAACGGATAGCATACCGATACCATACCCCATTTTGGGCTTTATATGTACAGTCTGAATAATCAATGTCAGCCACTTTGGAGATTATAGCATCAGAGGAACCGGGATCCCAGAATATAGATAAATGACCTATAAGAGGTGTTTCTTCTATATGTTCGCTCTCTTGACAGAAAAACATATTGGGATTCTCTTTTGAAAAAGAAATAATCAGTTTATTGTCGGTAGCCTCAACCGAAACATAATTGCTTCCACTGGGAATGTTGAAAGATTGTTTACTCATGGTCTAATATTTTTTTGAATCATAATATTTTTGATTAGTGATGTACTCTTTTACTACATCTTCTTGAGAGGCACGACAACCTAGACTGTCGTGTATGTACTGATACTTCTCTGCGCTCATGCCGGATAATACATCATCATTATACTCTGTCCTTCCAGCATAGATGCAGCCTGCTATTGTCACTACTGCTACAGCTATTGTTAGCAAGTGCTTGCTGACTCTATTCATACTCGAGTGTAATTTTGGGGTATAGCATAACGTAATACATCAGAACCTTTACATTCCCACCGGCCATTCTTTTTGTCGGTAGTCTTTATGAAAGCGATCTTTTTTTCAGCGGCCAATCTCTCCAGCCTCCTTCTCCCTCCTACCAAAGCCGAGGACTGGTTTTTACTGAACGTTACATTTTCAGCGGCCATCATAATTTCTTGTAATCTATCCATGTCTTACACCTCCTTATTTAGTGTCGGAATTTTATTTAATCTTATATAGTCGTATAAAGTTTCGGCTATTTTTATGCGGTACTCTACGCTTTGATTAGGCATAGTGAGACCGATACAGAATTTACGTATTTCAGTGTCATCCCTAATAGAACTGACTGTGAGAGGTGATAAGCCTTGTTTTCCTTTGTTAAGCACTTTAATAAGTGCATCACGGTAGGCGCTTTCATTTGAACCTTTTTCCACGGGAAACTCTATGCGATGAAAATCAACAAAATCCATATCTAAATACGAAGATAATTTTGCCTGTTTCCACAAATCTTCATATGGAGTAGAGGTAGGCACATATTTCATGTCCGACGAAAGAATTATAGTATTATTATATTTGCCTTTTTTGGTAAATTGATTAAACGAATACATGATACTTGCTACAATCCCTATAATAGCAAATAAAAGTATAATACACACTATAATTGATGGGGCTGTTTCCATGACTTATTCCTCCTTGTTTTGAATCCAACATTCACAATCATTACGCAGATCAACGGTTACTTTACCATCTTTCAGGTAGGATATACTTTTACCTACTTTACACATCGGCCTACTGCTGTAAACATCACCCTCAAAGCAATTAGGCAAAACAGAATTATCAACCTTATAATGTTCTTTACCATAATTACCACATGTGGCACAAGCTTTTGTTACCGGGTTATGATAGCACTCTGATTCATGCCTCCTTATTACCGATTTTGATTTACTGTACTTTTTACAGTAGTCACATTGAAATGCTTCTATCTCTTTCATCGTATATCTCTCCTGATATTTAAAATGGGCACGTCTCCGAAGAGAAATCTAAACTGTCACATTTAAGAACTTTATCGTCAAAAATGGAGAACATGCCCGAGTTATTATTACTTTTGTAATGTCACATTTAAAATTTTATACTTATGATTACTCTTATTACCCCAAAACTAAAAGACGATCTTTTGGCTGATTTATTATCCGCCGGCAGTATGAATGTCCAAAATGATATTCATTCTTGCGCTAAAGAATTCAATACTACATCAGATATAGTTGAAGCTGTATATGATCAGTTTGAAGAAATGAGGCTGTTAAAGCAAACTAAATGTCTTGGCGGAACAATAATCTTCCAATTAACAGCTAGAGCACATGATCTTTACAGCCATGGCGGCTTTGCTGCTCAAGAAGAGATATTGAAAGCCAATATTCAGAAATTAAGTGATGAATTGGATTTTCTTGCAAAACAGCTTTCTCCAAATTTGTGCGAGAAAGCTGCCTCGCTTTCCACTATTGCGGCCAATATTGCGGCTGTCCTTGGACTCTTCAAGTCCTAAAAGAAAACATTCCAAATTTCTTATTGGGTCCTTTGATGCCATAAACATTCTAGGACTCATTTTATCATTATAGACTTCTTTTCCGTCTACAATAATAGACCTGGATACTGATAAGGGCTTTTTAGCCTTTCCGCTATCTATTCCTTCTGTTTCATAGCATATTGATATTTCAATATGACTGATACGTTGCATCTTTTTAAATTCCATATCCTTTTCTTCCTCCTAAAAGAAGAAAGCCCTATTCTTTCACTATCCTATTGTGGCTGTTAGATAGTTACTCAAATAGAGCTTTGTCCAATGTCTTTTTTCGGTAACAGCCACGAAACCTTTTAATTGTGTCGTAAAACATTCACATATCATTGGATAATTGAAAAGGACTGCCTATCTTTGCGCATGACTAAAGAACAGTGATAGGAATAGGGACGCTTCTCTAACAGCCCTTTTTGTATCCGTTTCTTTTTTGTGAACTGAATTACGAATGCAAAGATTCACAGTTTTGTGGATATATCAAAATATTAATCCATAAAACTGTGAATCTAAAACATTATTTAACTAATACATCATGAATAGCTGCGAAAGGAAAGCTGAAGAATTAATTCTATATGCCCACAAAAAAGGCGGGACTATTGAATTAGAAGAAGTGCTTAAAGAATTCGATAAGAGTTATATATCAGACGATGTAATGCTCGTGCTTGATATTTACGGAAAGACAGGTTCGGCTGTTTTAGACTCTGCTTACGGCTGGACTTGGTTTCAGTTATCAGAAAAGGGAATGCTGTTCGCGCGAAGAGGCTGCTTTACAGGAGAAGCCAGAAGAGATCAATTGGTTAAAATTGGAGCGATAGCCGCCATAATAGCAGCTATCGCTGGAATAATACAACTATTCCTTTGATTTAACAGCATCTTTTGGCAATTTACCAAACTTGATGTAGTCATAAAGAATAGCAGCGTTAGCGCTAAAATCGTTGAAATTCCGGTTGCCATTGCACCCAATGAAACACTGAATTGCAAGTTTAGCAACCTCTAATCGGATTTCTTCATTTGACATAACAATAAGTTTTTAATGGTTAATAAACTAATTCGATACAAATATAGATAAAATCCACAACGTTATGAATATTGGAGAAAAAATAACTTTGTTAAGAGAAAAATTTAGTGGTGGCAATAATTTAAAATTTGCCGAGTTAATGGAGGCCTCTCCAACAACAACTAGCAATTGGTGCAAAGCTGATAGTCTAGGGAAAGAGGTTATCGTAAAAATACTATCCAAACTCCCAAACGTTGACGCGAATTGGCTATTAATGGATAAAGGCTCTATGTTTATATCCGAAATCTCAACTTCAGCTTCTATCAACTCTGATAAATCACTATCTTATCGATTGGTTCCATTGCTTAATCTAGATGCAGTTGGTGGCATGCATAGTTTGAATACCGTATCCGGTGACTCTGAATATCCAGAAAAACTTATTCCGTTCACGGACGCCCAAGACGATGATATAGCATTAGTTGTTTCAGGCAATAGTATGGACCCTACTTGCCCAGCAGGCAGCAAGGTTTTAATAAGAGAGGTTGAAAACTGGAAAGAATATTTCGGATTTGGAAATATATTTGTTCTTCTTCTTACTGATGGAAGAAGAATCCTCAAGGAGGTTCAAAAGTACCCAGAAGATTCTAAGAACTATGTGTTGTGTAAATCACACAATGAGAAGTATCCGGAAGAGGAACTACCTAAAAGTATGATTAAGAGTGTTTGGAAAGTAGTTAAGATATTGAATGAAAGAGGATGGTAATGTAATTGTTGAACTTATAAAATACACACATGAGTAATACAGATTTTATAGCAGTAGATTTTGAAACAGCAACAAACTCAAGAATGGCTTGTCAAATAGGAATAGTCGTAGTAAGGAACGGAAATATTACAGAACGAATATCGAAATTAATACAGCCTCCTTTCAATGAATATGATTCAAATACCATAAGGGTACACCATATCACACCTGATAATACAAAGAACAGTGATACTTTTGATAAGATTTGGGACCAAATATCTCCCTATTTTATAAATAATACTATTGTTGCCCACAACGCTCAATTCGACGAAGATGTATTATATAAGAATCTCGCATATTATGGAATTTTGCCATTAGGAATTGAACCTTTTAAATGCACTTGCAACATATTTGGACGCATGGGATTACATGATTTATGCGAATGTTTCGGAATGAACACATCTGGACATCACGATGCTCTTTTCGATGCCGAATGTTGTGCCAACTTCTATCTTAAATATCTAAATGGAGAAGATCCTGATGCACTTCTAATTCCAAAGAAAAAAAAATCGCTTATTGAGAAACAAGCAGATAGGTTAAGTGGAGATATTTTGGTAAAGGATTTATCGAATGCCGATCCCAATAATCCATTCTATGATAGAAAGGTGGTTATCACTGGAGAGTTTGATATCGAACGAAAAGAGTTAGGGAAAATACTAAAATCAATGGGAGCCGACATAGACACTGGTATTACTAAAAAGACTAATTATGTATTAATCGGCGAATACCCTGGACCAAAAAAAATAGAAAAGTTAGATAAGCTAATTCATGATGGGTACAATATTCGAAGACTATATTTTACCGACATAAACGCAATTTTGGAAGGAGATTGGGAAGGGTATCATGCAGAGAAAGCAGTTAGAAAAGATTTAGATTTCACAATAGATCATTATAACAGTCACAATATTGTTTTCAAGGATCTTCGCAACATTATTGCTTCTAAAGAGCTATATTATGGTAAAGGCTTTGCGGGAAATTTTGATTTATTCAATCAAATAACGGGAAACCTAGGTGCCTTTGGAGATAATGACATCTACCCAGAAACAAATATCTGCGTTCTAAGTAATTCTACCATAGCTCAATTGGCAGAGGGGATAAAGGACGACACCATAGAATATATACAAAATTTCTACAATAGCAACAAAGCTATTACTTTTGATTTTCAATTTATATCAGAGCAGGAAATACTACGATATTGCAAAGAACGATGCGAGAAATATGAGGATGAAATAACTGCAGAATTATACAATAGATACTTGGATTCAATAGTATAACAAGCATGAAAATAATAAAATGCCATCAAAACAAAAGAAATAAAAACTATCTAAGGTAATATTAAGCAAATATAAAAGATGAAACAAATAATCCCCATAATAGCATTTTTACTAGTCATTGCAGGATGCTCAAACAAAAGGCCATTAACTGTAAGAGGCATAGCTATCTCTTTGATAGAAAAAGAATATCCTGAAAATGGAAGAAAATTGGAATACAGCCAAGTAGATAGTGCAGATGCTGAATTAAAAGGGTATTTTATTAATAGAATCTACATTGACACTGATGATTCAATAAGATGTGAGGTCTTCCATTTAAACTATGATAAAACTAAAGTGAAAATAAAAAAGGATGAGTCTTTCATTATTAATGCCGATTTATATAAGCTTCTATTAATTGGTGACAGCATTTACTCTAATGATTTACAGTACGATATAAAAAGAATCAACAGAGTAATGGCCAACTACTACGGTATAAATACCAATCGACAAGCCCATTATAAAGATAGTATAGATATTCTTATAAGAGAAGCAGATAGTATCGCAGCAGCAGAAGCATTAGCGGCAGAAATAGCAGCAGAAGCAGCAGGTTGGTAACATTGTGAAAGAAATAACTAACAATATTATCAACATGGAAAACAATGGATTTATAAATATGAATTAAAAAAAGTATGAACTAACATAATTATTAACCAAAGACACTGTAACAGTAGAAACAACGGTATCAAAGGAAAAAAAGGAAGTAGTTATAGTACGAATATAATCAGTTGATTAACAGTAGATTTTGAAAGTAGAGCATACCTTTTTAAAGTGTAAACTTCTAAGGCGTGGGTCAAGCGTTC